GGAAAACCGGGGCGGTTCAGGCCGCTCGCTCCAGATTGCGTCTGTATTCTTTCTGTTGCCAGATCACGTCCTGTGCCATGAACTTAATTGGCTTAGCGTCTTCTATGCGCTCAGGCGTTTCGTGAGTACCTTTAGCCTGAATCTGCGCTCTGCTTAGAGTAGGGCGGTGTAATACTTCTGAACTTATTGCTTCTTCGCGGGCCAGTACGCCGTTAGCTAATGCCTTTGCCTTTAAACGCTCACGACGACGAGAACGTGAATTGCCTTTGAACTGAGTTCTGCGTGTCATATAGACCTCCTGATGAACTTTGGTGGTGTGGTAGGTGGGAGACCCATTTCGACCTGTTTCGGCCTACTTCAATTCGGCAATAGTCCCGCAGGCCTCGCCGCTTTACGTGCGACATATTCCCGTCCATGAACCCTTCACCACACCCCAAAGTTCACTTTGGTTATTGCGCTTTGTCAGCGCCGTAGATTCATATTCGAATCGTTGTATATTCACCGCCCTGGTGAGTAATGCGTCCTGCTGACGACGATAATAATGAACCAATAGTTCGACATTATCAAGAACTATTGGTACGAATTTTGGTGATTTATTAACTCTACGAAGTATGATTCTGATATATAAGGAAATTTATTTTTGAAAATGTGGCTGATGAAGGTTATGCGGCAGGGATCATAACTGCATGGTTTAGCGAGTTACATCAATAAATACAATTGGTTATGTTTTTTAGGTGGGCGAACGTGAGGCAAAGAAAACCCGGCGCTGAGGCCGGGCTAGATTTTAAAGTATTTATCTTTTAGAGATGTAGATGTAAAACTTTTCGCCTTTGAAAATTTTTTGTCATCAGAAGGGCTTATGAACTCATCTTTTTTGTAGGGAACCGCTAATGCTGCATCACGTCTGCGAGGCAGCTTGCTTACTTCCTCGCGCTTTTTCATGATCAGTTATCCTTTAATAACCTATACAGTTTTGTAGGGGTACATCCTGAGGATATTGTTAAGTTCGTAGCACGCCTTTTCCGCCCATCATCGTATAAACGAAAACCAGTAGTAGACGAATTTTCTGCGTCAAAAACTATAGACAGTATAGCGTCCCCAGACTTTTTTTGCCATTCGCATGTGCCGTTAGTTGGTTTCGTCATCTGTAGACGCCAGTCAAGAACGCCATCACTTATAGCTGAGAGATCGTTTAGTACATCTAGTACGGATTGATATCTTTCATTTGGATCTACATGAATGCATTTGTTCACTATTGTTATTAATTTTTTATGTATATGGGGAGGATACTCTTTTAATGGATAGCAGCCATTAATTATCGACTCTCTGAGTTGTTCAATCGTGCTAAATGCAGATCTTTCTCTTTCAAAATTATCATGTCCAACACACATTCTATATATGGTTAATCCTGCCTGATATATGTCATATGTGAAATTATAATCATTTGTTGATAAAGAAAAATATTCCGGTGGCACATGAAAATGATATCCAAACTCAGGCGCAGCTCTCGATTCCTCATTGACTAACTGAGATAATCCAAAGTCAGATAGCATGGCCTCATTTCTGTTTGATATCATAATGTTATTAGGTTTTATATCAAAATGCATAAGACCTTTTGAGTGTATATGATAAAGTCCACTTAAAAATTGAATGGAATACCGTATTATCTCCCTGCTTGTAAGATTATTTTTTTTCATTAATTGGTTTAGCGAACCATTATGATAAAATGGCATGGCTATATAGATATTGCTCTCACATTGAGCAGCATACTGAACTTGCACAATATTTGGATGTGCATGTTTATAGAGAAGCCTTGCTTCATTAAAGTAGTCGTCGTGGTTAGTGTTTTCTTTTTTTTCTATTTCTTTAATCACCAAGTCATGAGCTAGGTGTCTGTCATGAGCCAGATATACTTTTGAAAAACAACCCTGTTCTTCTAGATCACTAATCCATTCGAATTCTACATCAGCTCTTTTGTATGGAGTTAGCATCCCCTTACCTCCGCAGATAGTGCAGCCAAAACAGCTTCATTTGTTTCAGTTGTAAAACCAGAATTATCGATTCCATTTATATTGCGGTGTGACTTCAATATTTCTTTATACTCGATCTCTGTTAGGTTCAATGATGATTTCATGCCAGATTTTCTAATAGTGTAATATTTTCTTACATCACTGCTTGAAAATGCTTCTTGAATAACAGCTTCTATATAAAGGCGGTCAATGCTAAGATTATCAGAGTTTGATTCAGTAACGCGTATGGCAGCTAATTCAACATTATATAAATTAAGAATGTCGAGGATGTTATTTCTCACATACTTTAATTTTTCTGGTGTGTCTAAGGTCGAAGGTATTTTAATAACATCAACACATTTGAGTGCAGACTCATTAGTGCAATATACAACAAAAGATGTAACTTTGGGCGCCGCTCTAACACCTAGTATTCTCATTTTTTATATCCTATTTTAGAATCAGGCCGCATCTCTGCGACCATCCATCATCCAAACGTCTCTTCACTCATCCGAAGAAGCAGCAATCCGGGTTAGCACGCACAAGCTCAAGCGCATCAGTCAGCGAAAGTTCAGTACTGTACTGATGCCATTTCATATCCTTCCGCATCCAATAGATTTTCCATCTATCCAGAGAACGTATGTACTTGATTCTTGCTGATGGCAGGATGTTTGTTTCACCTGGATTGCCCTGCCACACGGGGCGCTGTTCGCCGATATCTATCGTTTGGTCATTGATGCTATAAACAATATCCAGTTCATTGCGGATATGTTCAGGCGGCCTTATGCTTTCAATGAATTGGTGAACTTCTTTTTTTACTGCTTGATATTCAAGGTCATTGAACGCCATCTATCCTCCTTACCCAAACGTCTCTTCAGGCCACTGGTTACCAGCTATGTGACGATGAAGTCACGAACTTTTCAGCCACTCCCTTGCCTCGATGTCATCCAGATGGCGAGATTGCTTCAGAATACCAGCTACATACTCCACCTTTGCTACTTGATGATAAGGCAACGTTATAGGCCTGTGATCCTGGTTAATGCTTGTAAATTGGTATTCTCCATCTCTGTCATAGCCAAGAACCTTAATCATGTTGTGTCCTTCAACGGTTCTGACAAACACCTCATCACCCGGGAATACTTTGGTGTTAGGCTCAATGAGTACATATTCTCCTGATTTTATTCTGGGCCACATGCTGTCTCCTTTCACACGAAGACCAAAGGCATCTGGATCATCGCTATAAATTTTGAGCCACCCATCGCGCTCTTCGGTCATCTCGATGGCACCATCAACACCAAGAATTGCCTCACCAACCACGCGCACTAACCCTTTTTTTAATTTGCCAACAAATGAAAGAGTATCTTCATCATTCGCTCCATTTAACGAAGTGCCGTGCTGAAGCCAAACAACATCAACGTTTAGAAATTTCGCAAGCGCATTCATTTTTTCCTGACGCGGTAAAGACTCAGCATTAAACCATTTGCTAACGCCTTTGGACGAAAGAGAAAGGGCACGGGCTATAGCCATTCCCCTACCATGTTCATCAAGACCAGCTTCTTTACAGGCTTGCGCTAGCCGCTGGGCGAATTCTTTGCGCACTTTTTCATTCTGAACCATGAGTACGATACTAAAGCACTTGCAAAAACTTTCAGTTCAACCATAATACGTACTGAAAGTACGAAAAAGGATATTCCTATGCAAAATCTTGATGAGCCGATTAAAGGTGTCGGCATCCCTGAAGTTGCGAAGGCTTGTGGAGTTAGCGAAAGGGCTGTCTATAAGTGGCTCAAAAACGGCTTCCTCCCTAAGACTGAGTTTTTTGGGAAAACTAAATACGCATCAAAAATCGAAGAGATTTCTGGTGGCAAATATCAAGCAAGCGAAATGCTTGAAATAAGCAAAAAGAACCTTCTGGCTGCATAAGTAACACCGCTATTTTCACAATGGACATTCGTCCTACGTCGCTGACAAAGCGAGTCCCAATATATCTGACCAACTAAGGCCATATGCGTTTCCACGCATACCTTTCAACTAGCTATTCACTATTGGAAATCTTAAGAAATGGAACAAACAAGTTACAGCAAACTATCACAGCGAGAAATTGATCGCGCAGAAACAGATTTACTCATCAACCTGTCAACGCTTACCCAGCGCGGTCTGGCAAAGATGATTGGCTGTCATGAATCGAAGATAAGCAGAACAGACTGGAGGTTTATAGCTTCGGTCTTGTGTGCTTTTGGCATGGCATCAGACATCAGTCCGATTAGCAGAGCTTTTAAGTATGCGCTTGATGAAATCACAAAGAAAAAATCCCCGGTGGCCGCCGGGGACTCTAAGCAAATTGATATGCAATTCTGAGGGAATTACTGGATCAATCCACAGGAGTCATTATGACAAATACAGCAAAAATACTCAACTTCGGCAGAGGTAACTTTGCCGAACAGGAGCGTAATGTGGCAGATCTCGATGATGGTTACGCCAGACTATCAAATATGCTGATTGAGGCTTATTCAGGCGCAGATCTGACCAAGCGACAGTTTAAAGTGCTGCTTGCCATTCTGCGTAAAACCTATGGGTGGAATAAACCAATGGACAGAATCACCGATTCTCAACTTAGCGAGATTACAAAGTTACCTGTCAAACGGTGCAATGAAGCCAAGTTAGAACTCGTCAGAATGAATATTATCAAGCAGCAAGGCGGCATGTTTGGACCAAATAAAAACATCTCAGAATGGTGCATCCCTCAAAACGAGGGAGGTTCCCCTAAAATGAGGGACATCCCTCAAAACGAGGGAAAATCCCCTAAAACGAGGGATAAAACATCCCTCAAATTAGGGGATTGCTATCCCTCAAAACAGGGGGACACAAAAGACACTATTACAAAAGAAAAAAGAAAAGATTATTCGTCCGAGAATTCTGGCGAATCCTCTGACCAGCCAGAAAACGATCTTTCTGTGGTTAAACCGGATGCTGCAATTCAGAGCGGCAGCAAGTGGGGAACAGCAGAAGACCTGACCGCCGCAGAGTGGATGTTTGACATGGTGAAGACCATCGCACCATCAGCCAGAAAACCGAATTTTGCAGGGTGGGCTAACGATATCCGCCTGATGCGTGAACGTGACGGACGTAACCACCGCGACATGTGCGTGCTGTTCCGCTGGGCATGCCAGGACAACTTCTGGTCCGGTAACGTGCTAAGTCCGGCCAAACTCCGCGACAAGTGGACCCAACTCGAAATCAACCGTAACAAGCAACAGGCTGGCGTGACAGCTGGAAAACCAAAACTCGACCTGACAAACACTGACTGGATTTACGGGGTGGATTTATGAAAAACATCGCCGCACAGATGGTTAACTTTGACCGTGAGCAGATGCGTCGGATCACCAACAACATGCCGGAACAGTACGACGAAAAGCCGCAGGTACAACAGGTAGCGCAGATCATCAACGGTGTGTTCAGCCAGTTACTGGCAACTTTCCCGGCGAGTCTGGCTAACCGGGACCAGAACGAACTGAATGAAATCCGCCGCCAGTGGGTTCTGGCTTTCCGGGAAAACGGGATCACCTCGATGGAACAGGTTAACGCAGGAATGCGCGTAGCCCGTCGGCAGAATCGACCATTTCTTCCATCACCCGGGCAGTTTGTTGCATGGTGCCGGGAAGAAGCATCCGTTATCGCCGGACTGCCAAACGTCAGCGAGCTGGTTGATATGGTTTACGAGTATTGCCGGAAGCGAGGCCTGTATCCGGATGCAGAGTCTTATCCGTGGAAATCGAACGCGCACTACTGGCTGGTTACCAACCTGTACCAGAACATGCGGGCCAATGCGCTGACTGACGCGGAATTACGACGCAAGGCTGCCGATGAACTGACCTGTATGACAGCGCGAATTAACCGTGGTGAGACGATACCTGAACCAGTAAAACAACTTCCTGTCATGGGCGGCAGACCTCTAAATCGTGTTCAGGCGCTGGCGAAGATCGCAGAAATTAAAGCTAAGTTCGGACTGAAAGGAGCAAGTGTATGACGGGCAAAGAGGCAATTATTCATTACCTGGGGACGCATAATAGCTTCTGTGCGCCGGACGTTGCCGCGCTAACAGGCGCAACAGTAACCAGCATAAATCAGGCCGCAGCTAAAATGGCACGGGCAGGTCTTCTGGTTATCGAAGGTAAGGTCTGGCGAACGGTGTATTACCGGTTTGCTACCAGGGAAGAACGGGAAGGAAAGATGAGCACGAACCTGATTTTTAAGGAGTGTCGCCAGAGTGCAGCGATGAAACGGGTATTGGCGGTATATGGAGTTAAAAGATGACCATCTACATCACTGAGCTAATAACAGGCCTGCTGGTAATCGCAGGCCTTTTTATTTGGGGGAGAGGGAAGTGAACGATAGCTACCGACAGTTTGAAAACTGGTGGTCAAAAGACAAAAGCCAGTTCACGGGAGACGATGAATTAAAAGAGTTTGCCTGGGTGATATGGCAGGCATCGCGCTCTGCTATTGAACTGGATATCGACTGGCCCGAATCGAATGACGACTTTTGGAAAGATGGTGAAGAAGGTGCTTATGCGATGGGTTATGAGGATGGGCGTGACAAAACGGTAATTGCAGTAATGAAAGCCATCAGGGCCGCAGGAATCAAAGAAAAGAATTTCGATTAAGCAAATATCACTTCAATAAATCGCTTTTAAGGCATCACAATCGCTCTGTAGCGAGGTAAACGCGTGCAAGGCATGTCAATAAGCAGCGAGAATGAAAAATGCGTCAGAATGCGTTTGAGGAGATTTTAAGAAATGAGTACGATAGCTGAGCTTGTCAGGGCTAATTTTCGTGAAGAGTTGGTGCGTTGGTATCGGTATCGTTCATCGTCCAGTTTGCCGCTTGATGAGTTGTATGAGCATTCACCTGCCGCACGACGCTATCCGCGTGACCGTGTTCTTCGACGGTTGTTCAAACTCAACAATGAGTTTCAGCGCAACAGAATTATCCGGAGTCTGGATTTAAAGTGAAGGAGTGAGCATGAGCGACCTGTCATTAACCCAGCCAAAGCTAAAAGAATGTCCGTTTTGCGGCGGTAATGCTCGTCTGTGGGTTGAGGCCGGAATAAATATTGATGTGTGGGGCTATGCAGAATGTGACCTCTGTGAAGCCAGGGGGGCATGGGCACCATCAGTTGCTGCGGCGGCTGAAAAATGGAACCGGAGAGCAGGAGATGAAGCAAACCTTTCTGCTTCGCAACGAAGCAATCAGAAATAACGCCATAGACGCCATTCTCTCACTACCCATCGACGACAAGTCACCCCACGAAGTCCACGTTAAAGAACCCAAGCGCAGCAAAGCGCAGAATGACCGTATGTGGCCGATGCTGAACGATGTTTCGCGTCAGGTGCTATGGCATGGTCAACGGCTGGCGCCGGAAGACTGGAAAGACCTGTTCACTGCCCTGTGGCTTAAGACCAAAAAACTGGAGCAACGAAGTGTGCCTGGTATCGACGGTGGCGTTGTCATGCTTGGCGTGCGTACCAGCAAAATGCGGAAGGCCAGCATGACTGAGCTTATCGAAATCATGTTCTGGTTCGGCTCAGAGCGCAACGTGCGGTGGAGTGATGACTCCCGGCGAGAGTATGAATGGTCACAACGAAAAGGTAGGGCTGCATGACTATCAAATCAAATACGCCAGCACACGACAAAGACTGCTGGCAAACGCCGCTTTGGCTTTTTGATGCACTGGATATTGAGTTTGGATTCTGGCTGGATTCGGCAGCGAGCGACAAAAATGCTCTGTGTGCTCACTGGCTAACTGAGGCCGACGACGCGCTCAATTCTGAGTGGGTAAGCCACGGTGCAATCTGGAATAACCCACCGTACAGCAATATCAGGCCGTGGGTGGAAAAAGCCGCTGAGCAGTGCATACAACAGCGACAGACGGTAGTTATGCTTGTACCAGAGGATATGTCAGTCGGATGGTTCAGCAAGGCTCTGGAGAGTGTTGACGAAGTTCGTATTATCACTGATGGACGGATTAATTTTATCGAACCATCGACAGGGCTGGAGAAGAAGGGAAACAGCAAAGGTTCCATGCTGCTGATTTGGCGACCGTTCATCAGTCCTCGACGGATGTTTACTACCGTATCCAAAGCGGCATTGATGGCGATCGGGCAGGGCGTCAGAAGGGCGGCATGAGGCGACAGCAAAGAAGCATCACCGACATCATCTGCGAAAACTGCAAATACCTTCCAACGAAACGCTCCAGAAATTTAGTTTTGAGCAGAATACCATGATGTCAGTGCAAGGGGGAGAAAGTCTCCTCATTATCTGATTCGCAATTTACGTGCATATTTAAATATTGCACGTTACAACGTGCATGTGTATGATTGACTTATCAATCACAACACGAGATATGCTCATGAAAAATGATGATGTTAGTGGGAAGGCCAAAGGCGGTAAGGCACGCGCGGCAAAAATGACAGCAGAGCAAAGAAAAGAATCCTCAAGAAAGGCTGTTGCCGCAAAAAAAGAAAAAGCTTTATTGCCCGTATCTGCGAATGAGGGAAAGTTAAAGATCGGTGATGCGGAATTAGATGTCGCGGTTCTCGAAAATGGACGGCGTATCATATCACAAGCTTCTGTTTTTAAAGCATTTGGCCGACCACAAAGAGGGGGTAGAGCACCTCAAGAAGAGGGGGTGATCAATATGCCCGCTTTTATGGATGCTGCAAACCTTAAAAAATATATAAATCAAGATGTTATGGGTGTGATCAATAAGGTCAAATACAAGACGATTACTGGCTCCGTCCAGGAAGGTTATGACGCATCCATAATACCTCTTGTCTGCGATGTTTATTTAAAGGCAAGAGAGGCAGGCGCTATCACCAGGCCAAACCAGTTAGAGACAGCCAAGAAAGCTGAAATTCTGGTGCGCTCATTAGCTAAAGTCGGAATAATAGCGCTTGTTGATGAAGCGACGGGGTACCAGCGAGATAGAGAAAAAGATGCGCTCGCCAAAATACTCGAGGCCTTTGTCGCAAAGGAAATTCAACCTTATATTACAACATTTCCTGCTGATTATTATGAAGAGCTTTTCAGGTTAAGGGGCTTAGAATACCCGCCGGAAAATCCCCGCTTCCGGCCTCAGTATTTTGGCGTTTTGACAAATGATATCGTCTACAAGAGATTGGCACCAAACATCCTTGAGGAGCTTAAAAAGCAGAACGTAAAGGCCTCAAAAGGTACAAAGTTGTTTCAGGGGCTGACGCCAAATATTGGATATCAAAAATTAAGAGAGCATCTGTCATCAACCGTTACGATTATGAAGCTATCTAACGACTATTCAGATTTTATTGCAAAAATGAATCGCCTGCATCCAAGGTTTGAGGATGTGAAAACAGACGAACTGGATGATTCAGACAAGTAACAGTAACCCACCTTCAGGTGGTTTTTTTGTACAAATCCTTCAGAGTAAGTTTACCTCCTTCACTGCATTACTACTGACCATTGACAACTTAACAAACCCAGCTTCGGCTGGGTTTTTTATTGCTGAATTTTCAATGTGAGAGGACATGACAATGAATGAGCTGATAAATAGCAATGCCATCAAAATGACAAGCATTGAAATCGCTGAGTTGGTGGGAAGCCAACACGGTAATGTCAGAATATCAATAGAACGTCTGGCAAAGCGTGGGGTGATTCAACTTCCTTCAATGCAAAAAGTTGAAAATAAACAAACAATTAGCCCTAACAAATTCACAAGCGTGTATATATTCGAAGGCGAACAAGGTAAGCGAGGCAGCATTATTGTCGTCGCTCAGTTGTCGCCGGAATTCACCGCTCGCCTTGTTGACCGCTGGCGAGAACTCGAAGGGGCAACCGCGAAAATACCACAAACCTTTTCTGAGGCATTGCGCCTTGCGGCCGACCTTGAAGACCAGAAGGCTGAACTGGAGAAACAGCTTGCTCTCGCAGCACCTAAAGTTGAGTTTGCCGATCGAGTTGGCGAGGCCAGCGGAATTTAGATTGGAAACTTTGCAAAGGTTGTTGGTATTGGTCCAAACAAACTGTTTGCGTGGATGCGCGATCACAAAATCCTTATTGCTTC